ATAGATCTTTGGAGGCACATAGCCGATAAAGGTAACTGGCGAATCACCCAACTACCAAACGGTTTTTATCAAACCGAATACCAAGACCCTAAGAAAGAAGGAACTTGGAACGACGTTACCCGCAGGGAAACACTAGAAGGAGCTGAATCAGCGATTGATGCTTCTGTTGCCCACTATTCTAAAAAAATAGAATTTATAAACGGTCCTAAAGTCGTTAAAACCTTTAAGTAACAATCAATTAAAATTAAATCAAATTAAATTAAATTATGTCAGACGCGATTGTCAAGAATCTTAGTTTCGGTTACGAAGCAAAAGATCAACTATTTGAAGGTATAAACAAACTCACGAAAGCCGTTAGTTCCACACTTGGTGCTAGCGGTAAACGTGTAATTTTAGAAGATGCTGGAGGTAAACCTGTTATAACAAAAGATGGGGTAACTGTAGCGGATTCAATAGTATTATTAGATCCAATAGAAAATATGGGTGCTACGCTTCTAAAGGAAGCTGCTAGGAAAACTGTGAAAGAAGCAGGTGATGGAACCACTACTGCTACAGTGCTAGCACACTCAATCTTAACGCAAGCTTATCCACAACTGGAAGAGCTTGGCGCTAGAGATTTAAAAAAGGGTATTGATAATGCTGTTAATAAAGTAATAGATTATTTAGAAAAAAACTCAATAAAAGTAACCGGTCAAATGATAGATCAAGTTGCGAGTATTTCTACAAACAATGATAAAGTACTAGGCGCTGTTATAGCTCAGGCGTTTAGATCAGTTGACGAAACTGGTGTTGTAATGATGGAAGCTACAGAGCTATCTAAAACAACTTATGAATTAGTAGAAGGAATATAATATAATAAAGGATTAACAAACTCTCACTTTGTTACTAAAGCAGAAACAAGAGTTGCTGAATTAGATAACCCTTTAGTTTTACTTATTGAATCACCAGTTGAGAATGTAAGAAAAATACAGAATATATTAGAGCATGCAATTAAAAGCAATAAATCATTACTTATTATTGCTGATTTAGATCCTAAAGTAATTTCTACTTTAGCTATGAATAAAATAAAAAATGTTGTAAAAGTAAACGTTATCAATGCACCTACTTATGGTGTTACTAAAAAAGATATGTTAACTGATTTAGCATTACTCACCGGAGCAACAATTATTAACGAGGATTTGGGTGATGATATGGATATGATACTTCCGGAATATTTAGGAACATGTCTTAAGTCTATAACTAACGACACCGAAACTATTCTTAAAGTTGAAAGTATTAGTGATGAAGTTAAAGAGATTGTTAAAACAATTAAAAAGGATTTAAACAAAAACAATACTGCTCCTGAGGTTATAAGACTAGAAAAAAGATTAGCTAGGTTATCTGCTAAGATTGCTACTGTAAAAGTAGGTGCAGATTCAAGTATAGAATTAAAAGAAAAAACTGATAGAGTAGAAGACGCTATCTGTGCTACTAAAGCCGCTATTAAAGAAGGTATTGTAGCGGGTGGTGGTGTAGCACTTTTAAACGCTGCTATGTTTATCAAACCTAAAGATAAAGCTGAAAGCATCCTTCTGGAAGCCATTAAAGCTCCCTATCACACTATCTTAGACAACGCTAACATTAGTGAAGCACATCCTGAAAAGAAAGGATGGGGACTAGATGTGATAACGGGTAAATCGGTTAAGATGGTTAAAGCCGGAATAATCGATCCTTTACTAGTAACAAAAGCAGCACTTAGAAATGCGGCATCTGTTGCAACAACTATTTTATCTACTGATTGTATAATTAATAATTTAAGAATTAATGAAGGCAATAGGTAGAAACTTAATTATAAGTAAAGAAAAACAAGGTACTTCAACTACTAAAGGTGGTTTATTGGTTTCTGAAAATCAACGAGAAGATTTAAGATACAATAAAGCAGAAGTAATATCAATAGGATCCGAAGTTGTAGGTATTAAAGAATCTGATAATATTTATTATGATGGTTCTGCAGGACACAATATAGAAATAGATAAAAATATTTATCAGGTTATAAAGCTTCAAGACGTTGTTATAGTTTTATGAGAAGATTAGAGGCAAAGGATTTAAAAGAAATGAACTTAATTAAACATTATCGAATAATACGACAATGGGCAGCTAAGAACAATAATTTAACCAGTGCAGATATAGAACTTCTTATATATTTAGATTGTATAGATATATTTAGTAAAATAGATTTTAAAATGGGGGCTTATTCCTATAGCTGGGATAATAGAAGATGGAATAGATTATTACAAGAAGACTGGATTAAAGTCTGGCGTAAAAGAAATCATACCACTCAAAAATACCATCTATATAAAATGTCTTTTAAAGGTAAGCAGCTTATAAATAGAATATACAGAATAATGCTTGGGCAAGAAGATATACCAACCAGTGAAAGAAGAAATGTTATAATGCTAGGTAGAACATATACCGATACCGTATTAAAAACATCAATCAATAACGTAAACAAAGACAAACACAGATAACACACACAACATGAAAAAGCAATCACCAGCAGTATTAAAAGCAGCAGAAGGCGTAGTAGGTGCTAATGCTCTTTGGGATGGTCCATTAAATACAATGGGTTTTCCAATGGGAACAGGATCTAGTTCAGGGATCACAGGTATGGAACTTAAAAAAGACAAGCCTTTTTATAAAGCAGGTCCTATTACGCAACTTGCTAAAGGTTCTATGTAAGATATGGAGATCAATGATATTAAGCTTATAGCACTAAATGGTGCTGTAGGCGTTATAACTATGACAAACTTAGAGGTTTGGTTAAAAGTAATTCTGTTAGTTGTTACAATCGGTTATACATTAAGTAAGTGGATTAAAATAAAAAAGTAATGGCTTATATACAAAACGACTCACCTTTTCAAAAAAAGAAAACGGCAGCATGGACTCGAAAAGAAGGAAAAGATCCTAAAGGAGGATTAAACAAAAAAGGGGTTGAATCTTACAGGAAAGAAAACCCTGGAAGTAAACTTCAAACTGCCGTAACTACACCTCCTTCTAAATTAAAAAAAGGTAGTAAAGCGGCTAAAAGGCGTAAGTCATTTTGTGCAAGGATGAGTGGTGTAAAAGGGCCAATGAAAAAGCCCAATGGAGAGCCAACTCGAAAAGCTTTAGCTTTAAAAAAATGGAACTGCTAATAAAACAATAACAATTACACAAACAAAAATATAGAAATTATGGGTTACGACAAATCAAGAAAAAAAATTGCACAAGATTTTGCAAGAAATGCAATAGCTGACAAAAAAAGTGGCGATACAAAAGCAGCTGCTTATGAAGCTAGTCAAGCTGTAAAAGAATCTGCTGGAGAAGGACCGTCTATGATGGGTCAAGTTAGTAAAGGATCTATGGCTTCATTAAGAAAAGGCTATGCAGGTCAGTATACTGGAAATAATCCTAGTTGTTCAAAATCAGGTATAAATATGATGGGCCAACCTGTTATGAGACAAGCAGATTCAGTAATGGGGCAGGGGCCAATGGGACAAGCACAAGCTGATTTAGCTTATAACCCAGTAGATGATATTTCTGGGCAAGGTACTGAAGGTACAACTGCACCAATGGCAATGAAAGGTAATTCACCTTTTCAAAACGCGAACAAGGGCTATGGCCAACAATTAGGTAAACCCTCTGTAGCAACCATGTACGGTAAAAAAAAATAATAACAGATAGGATTGTATAAACTACTTTCTGTTTCAGCAGGGGGTATATAATTTTAATCATATGAAATCAACAGGACTAGGAGATACTATTGAAAAAATAACCACTGTAACAGGTGTAAAAACTGTTGTAGATTCAATTTCTAAAAGTTTAAAGAAACCTTGTGGTTGTCAAAAAAGAAAAGAAGCTTTAAATAAAAAATTCCCTTATGGCGTTTAAACTAAACACACCACCTTACAGTTGCGATAACACACCTATATATAGTGTAGACTTAGGAGGTATGGTTTTAGGTAAAGCTAATAATAATGGTTCTATATTAGTTGATATTAATATAAACCCGAAAGATAAAGAAAAAGTTATAGATCACGAAATGGTACATATAGATCAATTTAAAAGAGGTGATTTAGATTACGACGATAAAAACGTTTACTGGAAAGGTAAAACGTATTCAAGAAGCAAAATGAGCGAAGGAGCAAAAAATCTTCCTTGGGAAAAAGAAGCTTACGATAAAGCTTAATTATGTGGAAATTACTATTAGGTTTAATAAAAGGCGGGGATAATAAAAAGTCTGCAGCTGGTAATTTAGCATGGGAAATTCGTGAAGCTATTAAGGGTAAAGAATTAGATCCTAATGAAATCATTGAATTACAAACTAAAATAAATGAAATTGAAGCCGGACATAGAACATTATTTGTTGCAGGTTGGAGACCTTTTATAGGTTGGATATGCGGAGTTGCATTAGCTTACAACTTTGTTATAAGAGATTTATTTATTTGGATTACAAAAACAACTGATGCCCCTCCAGCATTACAAATGGAGCATTTAATGACGGTGCTACTAGGTATGCTAGGCCTTGGTGGTTTACGTACTTTTGAAAAAATAAAAGATAAAACAAAATAATTTAAAAAATAAAAAAATGATACAATACGGAGTGAGTAGAGATTTTGTAATTATACAAAACTTAGGTGCTCACACTTTTGTACCAATATTAGCAAGAAAAATTTATGTAACTGACGTTGCTACTACAGCAACAAATCTATTAGTATTAAGGTAAAAATATTTTATAATCAATTAAATTTAATCAAATGAAAAAAGTAAAAACAAAAGAAGTAAAAAACAAAGTAACAGAAGAACAGCTTGCTAAAGTTAAAGAACAGCAAACATCAATGGCTAATCTTTTAAGAGACGTTGGGTTTGTTGAAAACCAAAAGCATGTACTGTTACACGAATATGCTGGCATAAGCCAACAAATGGAAGAATATAAAAAGGAGTTAGAAAAAGAATACGGTGCAATTAGCATTGACTTGGAAACAGGTGAGTATACTGAAATCGAATCTTCTGAAGAAGTAAAGCAATAAGATGTCTAGTATTATAAGGAAGATCAGTATTGGATCTGAATATAAAAGCGATGCTATGCACTACTCTGTTGGGCAAGAGGTCTATGGGGGACATAAAATAGCTTATATCGTGTTGGACGAAACTGACCATTCTTATAATATATTTATTAAAAAAAATGATGAGGTGCTGCCATGGAAAAAGTTTAACTATAACATGCCGGTGTCCGTTGAATATAATTTAGAATATGAATAGCATATACGATTTTATTGTTGAACCAATAGGAGAAAGATATGATAATAATTTAAAAGTAAACGATAAAAATTTAATATTAAATTGTAATATAGAATCTTTTAAGTTTATAAATAAAAAAGCTAAAGTAATTTCAATACCCTTAGCATACAAAACGCCTATTAAAGTAGGTGATGAAATAATAATACATCATAATATTTTTAGAAGATATTATGATATAAGGGGTAAAGAAAAAAACGGTAGTAAATATTTTAAAGATAATTTATATTTTTGTCAGATAGATCAAATTTATTTATATAGAACAGAAGGAAAGTGGAAGTCTTTTGGAGACAGATGCTTTGTTAAGCCTATTTTAAATAATGACTATTTAAAGCAAGAGAAAGAACAAGCCCTTATTGGTATATTAAAATATGACAATAGCTCTTTAAACGAGCTCGATATTAGCTCTGGTGACCTAGTAGGCTACACGCCTAATGGTGAATGGGAATTTATAATAGACAATGAGCGTTTATACTGTATGAAATCAAATGATATTGTTATTAAATATGAACACAAAGGAAACGAAGTTGAATATAATCCAGGCTGGGCAGTTAGCAGTTGAGGAATTAATTAAGGTAGCTAAAGAAGCAATTGTAGATTCAGGTGATGACATATCTGCGGACAGACTTAAAAATGCTGCTGCAACTAAAAAATTAGCAATATTTGATGCATTTGAAATACTAAGCCGAATAGAGCAAGAAGAAAAAATGTTAGAAGATAATACAAAGCAAGCTAATAAGTTTGGTGGCTTTGCTGAAAGCAGATCTAAATAATGTATCAGCAAACACTTTATTCAATTGTAGATGATCACATAAGGCCTAATACTTTAAAAAGGCTAAATAGATTAAAAAGTTTTAAGTATGGCTATAATAAAGAATATGATTTAGTAGTTATAAGTAAAAACGGTACAGTAGGTGCAATATATGATATACAAGGCTTTAGGATTGGGTTACCAATAATTAATAAAGCCTATAAAAGAAGTAATGTAAAAGCCGAACAATATTGGGAAAAATTTGAATACCCTAAAGTACTTAGTAAAATTAAAAGTGTTTTTGATTGGAATAATTATCCTGATAATTTTAAAGAACAATGGTATAACTATATAGAGAATGAATTTAAAGCTAGAGAAGAAGGGTTTTCGTTCTATAATAATGGTACCCCTACTTACGTTACTGGTTCTCACTACATGTACTTGCAGTGGACCAAGATTGATGTTGGGGCCGCAGAGTTCAGGGAATCTAACAGATTATTCTACATATTTTGGGAAGCCTGTAAGGCCGACAATAGATGTTACGGTATATGCTACCTCAAGAATAGACGGTCTGGGTTTAGCTTCATGGCATCATCAGAGACTGTTAGCCAGGCAACGATATCAAGCGATGCTAGATTTGGAATTTTATCGAAGACGGGTGCTGATGCAAAAAAGATGTTCACCGACAAGGTTGTACCCATATCCACGAACTATCCGTTCTTCTTCAAGCCGGTACAGGACGGGATGGACAGGCCGAAGACAGAGCTTGCGTACAGGGTCCCGGCGTCGAAACTAACTAGACGAAAAATAGAATTAAACGAGCAGCTAAAAGATATTGAAGGATTAGATACTACTATTGACTGGAAGAATACAGGAGATAACAGTTATGACGGAGAAAAACTAAAGTTGCTAGTACATGATGAATCTGGTAAATGGGAAAGACCAGATAATATATTAAACAACTGGCGAGTAACTAAGACCACGTTAAGATTAGGTAGCAGAATAGTAGGTAAGTGTATGATGGGATCAACATCAAATGCATTAGATAAAGGAGGGGAAAACTTTAAAAGATTATATGAAAATTCAAACGTTACTAAAAGAAACCGCAACGGACAGACTAGTTCAGGATTATATTCTTTGTTCATACCTATGGAATGGAACTACGAAGGATTCATTAATAAATATGGAGTACCTATATTCGATACGCCAGAAAAACCAATAATTGGTATAGATAAAAGTGAAGTAGATATAGGTGTAATAGATTATTGGCAAAACGAAGTTGAAGGTTTAAAAACAGATCAAGATGCTTTAAATGAATTTTATAGACAGTTCCCAAGAACTATACAGCATGCATTTAGGGATGAAACAAAACAATCTTTATTTAATCTAACTAAGATTTACGAACAAATAGATTATAATGAAGACATTAAACACTCTAGCTTAATAACACAAGGAAACTTTCAATGGTTAGGTGGTGTTAGAGATACAAAAGTAATGTTTGTACCAAATAATAAAGGTAGATTTTTTGTTTCTTGGGTTCCAGATAGCAATATGCAAAACAGAATGATTTTAAAGAATGGAGCTAAATATCCAGGCAATGAACACTGTGGCGCATTTGGATGTGATAGTTACGATATATCTGGTACAGTTGATGGTAGAGGTTCTAAAGGATCTTTACACGGATTAACTAAGTTTTCTATGGAAGATGTACCACCTAATATGTTTTTTTTAGAATACGTTGCAAGACCTGATAATGCAGAAACCTTTTTTGAGGATGTATTAATGGCTTTAGTGTTCTATGGAATGCCTATCTTAGCAGAAAATAACAAACCTAGGTTATTATATTATTTAAAAAGAAGAGGCTATAGAGGTTATTCAATAAACAGACCAGACAAAACCTATAATAAATTATCTATTACTGAAAGAGAAATTGGTGGTGTACCAAACTCCAGTGAAGATATGAAGCAAGCACACGCAGCCGCAATAGAAAGCTACATAGATTCTTATATTGGATTTAATAATGATACATATGGAGATATGTATTTTATAAGAACACTCAATGATTGGTCTAAATTTAATTTAAATAACAGAACAAAATTTGATGCATCAATTAGCTCAGGTTTAGCTATAATGGCATGTAATAAAAATAAGTATGCTCCCGTAGCTAAAAGGGTTTTAAAACCTATGAGTTTAGGAATAAAAAAATATAACAATGATGGCTTTACATCAAAAATAATTCAAAAATAAATGGTTTACACAAATTATAACAGTTCATTCCCAGATCAGGTAGTACCAGATTCAGTAAAGAATAGTTATGACTATGGGTTACAAGTGGCTCAAGCCATTGAAAACGAATGGTTCAGACAAGATATAGGCGGTGATAGATATTTACAGAATTTTCAAAACTATCATAGTTTAAGATTATATGCTAGAGGGGAACAACCCGTTTCAAAATATAAAGATGAATTATCTATTAATGGTGATTTGTCTTATTTAAATTTAGATTGGAAAATTGTACCCGTTATTCCAAAGTTTGTAGATATTGTAGTAAACGGAATGACAGATAAAGGATACAAAATAAAATCTTTTGCAACTGATCCTTTTGCTTTAAAAGAAAGAACTGATTATGCGGCGGGAATAATGGAAGATATGTATTCGCAATCTTTTGTTGAAAAAATTAAGCAAAGCACAGGCGCAGACCTTTATAATACTTCTAATCCTGAAAATTTACCAAAGAGCAAAGAGGAATTAGATTTAGTAATGCAATTAAATTACAAACAATCTGTTGAAATTGCTGAAGAAGAATTAATAGAAAATGTTTTTAATGCTAATAAGTATAGTGAAGATCAAAGAAGAATTGCATATGATTTAACAGTGTTAGGAATTGGAGCTTCAAAAACAAGTTTTAACTTATCAGAAGGTGTTACAGTTGATTACGTAGATCCTGCAGCTATGGTTTATTCTTATACAGAAGACCCTAACTTTGAAGATTTATATTATGTTGGAGAAGTTAAAAACTTAAGCTTATCAGAAGTTAAAAGACAATTTCCAACTTTAACAGATAGTGAATTAGAAGAAATACAAAAACACAAAGGGCCTTCCCAATATAGTAATTATGTAAGAAATTATGGAGGACAAGATGATAATAATCTTGTTTCTATATTATATTTTGAATATAAAACATATACCAATCAAGTTTTTAAAATTAAAAAAACCGATCAAGGTTTAGAAAAAACAATTGAAAAAGATGATTTATTTGACCCACCTAAAAACGACAACTTTGAAAGAGTATCCAGAAGTATAGAGGTTTTGTATTCAGGAGCTAAAGTTCTTGGAATGGGTAAAATTTTAGAATGGAAGTTTGCTGAAAATATGACTAGGCCTTATTCAGATACTACAAAAGTTAATATGAGCTATTCTATTTCAGCCCCTAGAATGTATAAGGGTAGAGTAGATTCTTTGGTTAATAGAGTAACTAGCTTTGCGGATATGATTCAGTTAACTCATTTAAAGCTACAGCAAGTATTATCTCGTGTGGTTCCAGATGGGGTATATTTAGATATGGACGGCCTTGCGGAAGTTGACCTTGGCAATGGAACAAATTATAATCCAGCAGAAGCGTTAAACATGTATTTCCAAACAGGTAGTATTGTTGGAAGGTCTTTAACTCAAGATGGTGAATTAAATAGGGGTAAAGTTCCTATACAAGAATTACAATCCTCTAGTGGCCTTGCTAAAATACAA